ATATCTTTATTTGCTTTATCTAAGAATAGAAATTCTTCCATTAAAGTCCTTTGTCCTAATGAATTACCCGCAACCCATTTATCGTTAAATGATTTAAAGTAATTATATAATTCTAATTTTAATGGAATGTCATTATATCCATTTACTATTGTAACCTCATTTTTACTATCTTTAACTGATAATGTGGCTAATTTAGGTAATAGTTGTGTAAAATATTGTCCTAATCTTAATTCATGTCCCCTCAGTATTTTTGTTTTTATGTAATCTTGGAAATCTCTTTTTGTTGGTGTGTATGAACCACCTTTACTTTTAACCCACCCTGCAAATATTAAAATCAATGGTCTAAATGTTAATACATTTTCTTCACTTAATTCAATGTTATTAGTTACAAAGAAATTTTTATAACAATCTGTTGATGGTTCTCTACCTACATACAAATCAATGTACATTTTATTAGAACTATATTGTGATGAGTTGTACTCATTGTATTCAAATCTATTTACGTTATCTATTTCCGCAAAACCATTCCACACATTTGGTACTATTTCTTTTGGATTACCAATTGTTAGTTTTAATAAATTATCAGTTCCTAATATTTGTTGGGTTACTGATTCTAATTTTTTTAATTGTTTTTCTTTTAGTGTTGTTACAATTGCATTTACATCTGTATTATCGTTATTATCATCTTTATCGATGGTAACTAAAGCCTTTAATAAATCTTGGAATTTATCATATTTTACAGAATGACTTTCAATTGTTTTGGTTTCACCGCTAACAATTCCTGTTACGTTATAGTCCGGAAATGCTTTATATGGTATTTCCTCTTCCAATTTTTCTGTTGCAAAATCTAAAAAATACTCTTCAAATTTATCTAAAATTTGTGGACTAAATGTTGCAATTAAATCGTATATCTTTCTTTTTTCAGAAGTTACTAATGAATATTTGTCATCTTCGTCTTTATTTAAGTCGGTGAAGTAACTACCAGAATAATCAACCATATCAAAAAATAACGTTCCAAAATCATATGATTTGTTATATTCATCATAATCAAAGAATTTTTTACCATCATAATAATCCGTTACTGATTCATTATCATAACACCATAAAACTTTAAAATTTTTCTGTTCATTACCACTAGCGGTAAGTCCATTAGTAAAACCATTCTTAGATCCACCTACTGAAGGTAACAATGTAAAATATTTGTCTGAAGATACTATTTTTGAGTTGTCTACAAAACTTGTGAAATATAAACCATTATCACCAACGGGTTCTCTAACTACATTTATTGTTTTAGCCGTGTATGCATTATTAAATGATGTGGTACTACCGGTTGAAAATAGGAAATGTGAATACCCATTTACAATTTGATGGAATACGGAATCATATAATGGATGTAGACCTATTACATTTTGTAATGTGTAATTTACGTTTTCTCCAACATTAAATGTTAAATTATTACCATCATCAAAAAATGTTTTTCCACTAATTGATGTTGTGGTTGTTCCACTTAAAAATCCAGATAATATATCTTTATTTTCTAATATTTTCTTTTTATATCTATGATAAATTGACCCCCATTTGATTATTAAATGATAAGGTACATAATGAGATGCGCTTACCTCTCTGAATACTGTTGATAGTTTTGTTTTACCATAGAATTCATCTTGTAAATCTATAAATGGTAATGAGTTTAATAAAAGATACGCTGAACCAGCATACTTTCCGTATGATTGATTACCAAAATCGGATTCTAATTGTTTGTGAAAATATGGCGTATTTAAAATACTTGCCGAACTATTCGTTCCAATTTTTATTTTTTCATCAAATAAGTTAGAATACTTACTCGGTGGGACCCAATATGTTGGCGATGATGGTGTGGATATTAGTCCTTCTTTTGTATTAACTTCAAATAATTGTTTTAACTCTAAATCGGCTAAATTAAATGATGTTTGATTCAAATAGTTTAAGTAAGTGTCTGAATTAAATGGATAAATGTTTAACCTATAAGTTTCAGAATCGTATGTATAATTCTTTAAATTTTCTTTTAGTTTATTAAAAACACCATTATTGTCAAAATTCTTATTACCGCTGTAACTTGTTTCAATTGAAAATGATTTATTTTCAATTGTTTTTAAGTATGGTGTTGTTGGTAACTTATCTTCAAAATATGGATATCTATCGAATGGTGAAAACGATAATAGATTTTCTGTTAATGTTGTAATGTTTGACATTGTTTTTAACAACCCAACAACGTCAGGGTCTTCACTAAACATTTTTTGTATATTATCAAATTCTCTATCTGCCAATTCATTAATTGTGTTTAATGAAAAGTCCTCGGATAATGTCGCATATCTACCTCTCTCATAAATTTCATATATGATTGAGGATATCGATTTATTAATATATGGGGTACCGATTGTTAACTGAAATAATGTGGCTATTTTGTGTAAATCGCCATCTGTATTTGAATTATCAAATATAAAATCAATTTTACTTGCGGAACCCTCATTACCTGTTAATGAGTCTTGTCTTTTTGTGCCTACCGCTTGATAGTTTTCTAAGAAGTCAATTTCAGGCCACAGAAACTTATCGTATGACCTTAATTTTTGTTGTAAATCTGGATCACCAGGATACGCAATTACTTTTTGTTTGTTTGAGGTTTGTTTCTTTACTTCAGGCCAAGGATAAATTGCGTCATTATTTTTTGACTCGTCACTAAAACCTTTTAATATTTGTCTCCTTATTGTTGAAACCTCAAATGATTTACTATGTACTTCTTTTAGTAATCTAATGTAAACCTCAGCATTTGCTAAAATAACCGCAAATATATTACGTATTGTTGGGTCAAACCCAATTCCCTTATCTTTATCTTTAACAATTTCATTCATTTTTCTTTCAACAAGGTCTTGTAATTTATTTCTTTGTTGAACGAATAATTGTTGCATATCATAGATGTCTTTTAAAACACCCTGAATAGAAACCACATACCCACTTGCAATTAGTTTTACATAAGAATCAATTGGTTTTATTTTGTTTGAATAACTAAATGTTTCTTTCTTAAAATCATTCGCCGATTGTTTTAAAAACGTTTCGGTGAATATTTTAGTCTCTTTTAAATCTAAAGGATAATTTGTTATAATACTTTCTAACGTACCATTAACTTTACTTCCTTTTATTTTAACATCTGTGATAGTTCTGTCCGCCATTCTATTATAAATGGCACCATCGACTTCTACTGTTTCCGCACTTAGGTTTCTTTTACTCCAATTTTGAACCGCAGATTCAAACTCTGTTAGTTTTTTTTCAAAATCTTTAACACCGACGAATAGTTTCATATCAACCAATCCACCGAATATTTCTTTTTCTAATATCTTATCTAAACTTCTAGCAATAACGATTAATTCTCTTAACGTTTTTGTTGGGAAGTTTTTATCAATTAAACCTTTTTGTTTATATTCATCATAAACAGATTTTAACATTACATAACCTTTTGAAGATTTTTTAATCTGTTTTTCTTTTGTTCCCTTTCTTTCGTTAAATTTTGCAGGTAAATCATCTGATTCAACCATGTACATATATGGTGCATTTAATATACCATCAAGTGGTATGTCATTTAAAAACGCATAAGTTGATCCAACAAATGTTGTGGCAATTTCAAAATTACCATTTGATTCATTGTATTTTGAACTGAACTTGGTTAAATGTAGTCTGTATCTAATTGCCTTACCATAATATCCTTTTATTGTTAAATAAAAGATCGGCCAAGGTAAATGAAAGAACGCACCATATGGTGAATTTTGGGGTGATTCAAAGAGAGTCTTACCTCTAACATCAATAAAGTTAATGTTAATTTGTGGTATAAAGCTTGCACCCTTAATATTAATGTTAATACTATCGATACCAAAAGATTGTGCAGTTGAGTCATTTTGGTAATTATATTTAGTTCCATCATTGGTTATTCCTTCTTTTACGTTTACAAATTCTTCTGTCCATGCGGTATCAAAGTCTTTACCATTTTTACCTTTATTTTGTGTAAAACTTAAAGTTCCTTTTGCAATAGATGATAATGTCCCTTTTGATGTGCTGTCACCAGATGCGGTTAATACACTTCGTGGAACTAAATCAGCCTCAAGATTAACAAACATAACTAAGTTTTCTTGTTTTATTCCTCTTGGTTCAACTTGGTCACCATTCTGAACACTATTTGGGTCAACAAAAACTAAGTTGTTTACATCAACTTTTACTAAAATATTTTCACTCTGATTAATTTTGTTATTCCCCATAATATAAGTTATACAATTCTACACCACTTTTATAATCTTGTAAAGAGTCGATTAGAGGATATGGTATCCTTATATAATAATTGTTAGGTATTTCAAATTCTATACTACCTGCAGCAGGGTTTGCCAATAAAATCAACCAACCATATAGTGGTGAATTATAATATTCTTGTGATAGTTTATCTAATCTATCCTTACCTTTTTTATATTGTTGGTACTTGTCCGTTCCTTTTATTGGTATTTCGATTCCCGGAACAACTCTAAATTCCCCATCATTTATATAAAATTGGTACCTATTAAAATATTCTCTACTCATGTTTATGTTAATTTAAAGGTTTCTGTACCATATTTAACTTCCCCTTCATTGAAGACGTTCATTAAACTTTGTTTTATTTCATCAATAACAATGTAATCGGTAACATTAATATTATATTCTATTTTACCATTACCCTTTTTAATAGGGAATTTACCCATTCTAAATTTCTTTTCTTTTGGGGTCTCTATTAATTTGTCCACAATCTCACCAATTTTATCGGATATTTCTTTTGTCGAAATTTCCTCATAAAGTTTAGTTATAGTCTCTTTCTTTCCTTGTAATAATATTGAAATTATCTCTACGAAAATATCGTCGTTTAATGTGTCGTTAACAAAATCAAAACTAATATCTAAATCTTCATTAAATTCTCCATGTTTATTTTTAAGATAATCAACAATACTTGAATAATGATTGTAGAACGCTGTACTTGTAAATCCTGACAATGTTGTTGAGCTGAATTCAGTTCCATTAATTTTACCATCAAATTCATTTTTAACTAAAAAATTAGCTTTTTCAAATAATTTAATTACTTTATTTCTAGAATCTTCTAATTTCTTTAGTGAACTACTTTCAGGCATTTCCCCTATTTTTTCGTTAATGATTGATTTTAACGTTTCTCTTAATTTTTCGTTAGACCAATCCATTCCTTCACTTGTTACTGCTTTATTAAAACCCAATAAGGTGGTAACATCATTATTATTGATATAACTTTCTAAATCTATTTTAAGTTTTTCACTATAAAAATTTATATCCGCAACATTGTTAGTTGCACCTAATAAAGGTATTATGTCAGTTGTTGTTGTACTTGTATTAATTGTTAATCCTGTTACACTTTTATATCTGTTATGGAAGAATAAACTTGATATTTTGTCTCCATATTTTTTTATAACTTCGTTATATGATGATTGGTATAAGTTAATATATGAATCAGTAGTACTATAAATTGCATCAATAAGTGCATTATATTCAATTTTACTATCATTTAATGAACCAATGTACACTCCTTGTGTTACTTTTGGTCTATTGTCTTTATCACCTTCTAACTGAAATTCTGGTTTCTTTTGTAATTCTGCAATAAATTCTTTAGTAAATTTATCCGCAGGTTTACCATCAATTAATGTTGCGGTTGATTGTGCTCTTTCATCGTATATCTCAGTATTTGCAAAGAAATTTGATGATAATGCATTTTGTAATTTTTCAACCGGTCTTTCCAATCCTTGACCACCTATGAAACTAACTTGTAACGTTACACTAGCAATCATTGGTTGTACACCAATACCTTCAGGATTTAAATCCCAAGTCGAGTCGTCATACGTTATGTTGATGTCTCTTATCACAATTTTAGAATGATAAAAATCACCAATTCTTATTACACATATCGGTGGTGGTCCGAAAGAAGTATTTCGTGCATTTAAATCATTAACATCCGCAATTCCTTTTATAGGTATTGTATTACCAGGTCTCACACATTGTAGTAAGAACGTTAATCTTGAGTTCAAACCTTCGGGTGTTGTTGAGTGGAAAGCCGGATGAAAATATTTTAACTTCTCTTTTAGTGATGTAAACGCTAATGGTGAATCTTCTTCTAATTTTTTAAAGTAGTAACATTCAGATAGTGTTTTGGTAATGATTCTTTTCATTACATCAATAGGTGGCTTTGGTGTATATGTTTTTTCCGGTTCACCTGGCTCCTTTGTAATTTTTGGTATTTTAATTTTTTGTGTTGATGGTGGTTTTTGTACACTAAGTGTTTTAGCCGAAAACTTAACACTTGTTTGTCTACAATAAAACGCATTTGGTGTTGTTATCTTTAAACCATATTTTGTATTAATGACGGTCTTACAATCTAATCTACCATCAGGATCAACATTTGTTAATCCTTTTGCATTTTCACCTTCTGTAGAAAAATTTATAATTAATTTACCTACGTTATTTTTATAACCTAACTTTTCAAAAGTAAATGTTAACTTTTGGTCATTTAAACCATCTTTAGCATTCTTTTTAACTTCCTCTTCTGATGGCCAGTTAAAGTCAGGTATTTTATCCGTGTCACCTTTTAATCTAGTAAGAATATCTAATACTAAAGAGTGAGCTCGTCTCATTCCTAATAAGAAATTATAATCATCATTCGCAACTTCGGACGCACTTGATAGTATTTTAAATTCAGCAAGTTCAATTGTGTTTCCACTTACCGCCTTTTTAAGGTTATCAATTTTTGTGGTAAATTCTGTATAGTTTGTATTTAATTTTTCAAATCCCGTGTTTAACTTATCAAGTTGTAAATTAATAGCTTTGGTGAAATCTGTTATTTTTGATTTTTCTAATTTAAAAATTGTCTTTATATCTTGAATTGCATCTGAACTTGTGTCTCCACTTAATCTTGTAAAATCAGCTAAAGCGTCCGCATTTAAAGAGGCTTTTTGAGCATAATATGAAGGTTGTATTGTACTATATATTTCTCCTTTTGTTGTGTCCTTTCCATTTTTAGATGGAATATCATTTGGGAAAAATAACGCTAATGAAAAAGGTTCTGGTGCTTTTGTTGGTGTCTCTCCCGTTTCTGGTACAACTTCCTCAACTTCTTCTGATGAATATTTGTATTTCATAATGGTGGACATTTCTTTCCCCGCATTAAGATATTCATTAATTCTTTTTATATCATCAGTATCTAAGTTAGTGTATTTTCTTACTAAATCATAAAAGTCAATTTCCTCACATCCAGCAAAGAATGCGTTAATGTAGTTATCAGCCTCTTCATCTGACATACCTTTGAAATGTTCTCTTACTAATAGATTTAAAATACTTGGGTGGTCAACAACAACTTTAAATGATATTGTACCACTTCTTGATGTATTTTGATAAGTGTATATTGGTTCGGGTCTACCTAAAAAGCTATTCTCTTCCCATTTAGCACTATTTTGTTCTGATACTTTTAAATCATATGGTGGGAACCACATCACTCTACCGCCATTTGAACCTCTTTCACAAATTGGTAAATCTTGTACGGTGAACCCTTTTTGTGTGGATGATTTCCAAGCCAAGTTTTCAATTGAAAACATATATTTTTTTGCTTGTCCGTCTTTTATATTTGTTGAATTTTCAAATGATTTTCTACCATTTGACATTGGAGCATAGTTTAAGTTCCATACTCTACTGCCTCCACCCATTACACTTCCATCAAACTTTCTTACCATGTTTGTTTTTTTCATGGTATCTGTATAGTTAAAGTATGGTCTATCTTTTGTCCATACTCTACAATATTCAACACCACTTTCTTCACCAGAAAATTTGTTTGTGTATTTTACTGCGGAACCTCTTGACATCATTACCTCACCATCTTTAAAAACTCTACTTGTTTGGTCAATTACGTTTGCCACATGAGAACGCATTTCAGAACCATTAGTTGGTAATGTGTTTAATAATTGTTGTGTTTTTCCTAAAATTGAATCTTCTCTAAAAACATATTTTGTTGATAGACTATCTTGTAAGTTAGTTTGTTCCCTACCACTATATTCCTTGTTATGTTCTCCTAATTTATTTTTAGAATTTTTACTATACCAAGTTAGTTTACCGCTAATTTGTCCACCCTCAGTTACATTTTTACTTTTATGAAATAACTGAGCAGAAATTTCATCGAACATCAATGAAAGATAGTAAGTACTTCTTACTTGATTGTCATTAAAATCACCCATGGCAAATCTTACATCGTTTGATCTATCGTCACCAATGTAGGCTTGTCCTGCAGGTGCTTCAACCCCTAATATATTTTTTATACCCTGAGCAGCTTTATCTACAAAACTAAACAACTTTGATGATTGTTGTGACCTTGCACTTGTTGTGTAGTTCGGTGCGTATCTATTAAATGTTAATGAATCAAACAAAGCCTGTTTAGGTCCTTGTCCCATATATTGTATTAATAAATCTGAAGGTTTTCTCGATAACTTCGGTCTTCTTTCAATTCCAATTAATGAACCTAACACTCCCGTAACATCTTGTGCAATTTTACCTAATTCAGTTTTTGCTTCGGGTCTATAATTTATTGGGTTTCTTGGGTCTGATAAATAATCACCCGGTATTTCACTAAATGGTAATTGTGTTCCTGAAACTGTTTGTAAAAAATCAATACCTTTACCAATAAGAGTACTTGCAACAGTAATCTTATTATTCATTTCAACCAATGGTTCTCTACCTGTTAATATGTTTAACGCGGTCGCTGTGTTACCATTTAACGCATCTAACAATCTTACCTTACCATTAATCGCTCTATCTGTATTATATGCTATCCTTGTTAATACAGGTCCCCCTTTATCTTCTCTTATGTATTTTGCGGCAAATTTAAATAATTCAGATTCGGTATCATACGTTTTTGTTGCCATGATACTGATTAAATTATGTTTTTCCGCAGTAAAATATGGGGAACCACCATTAAAATATAATGATAGGTTACGTGTTCTTGGTAACGTATCAATATTTTCTTTTATAAAAAAATTAGTTGGTTTGTATACGTTTGAATTAGAAATTTTAATTAAATCATCTTTTCTATTTTTATCAACTGAACCCGGATCCACATTTGATAGATTACTTAATTTTTGATAGTCATAGTTATCTTTAGTAAACGTTTGTGGACCATTTGGTTTGTTTAACGTTTTAGCTATGATAAAATCCCTAAATTGTTTGGTTGAGTCAAAATTTAAGTAACTTGGCATTATTTTCTTTTATATTATAAATAGATTTATTTAGATTATCTTTTAGCGGTTGATGGTGTAGTATACGATTGGGTATCTACGGTATGGAAATCGTTATAGATACTTGCGTTCTTACCTACTTCTCTCATCCAACCATCAACTAAAGTGTCTCCACCTTTGAATACATATTCGTTTGTTACTTTGACATTTTTATCCATTTGAGTAGACGCTTCTTTTTGTTTTTTAGCTTCTTCTTCCGCCATTTTTTTAGCATCTTCTTGGGTTACCGCAGCTTTTGGTGTTTCAACTTTACCTGTTTGTTTTTTATCAGGTGTAACTATACCTTTTATTTCATTATTGATTAAAGTTGCCGCTTTTGGTAATGTTTCTTTTGTTACATCTGCGAAATTTTTAAAATCAATACCCAATTTTTTGGCCATCTCTTGAACTTCTCTTGTTCCAGTTAATGCAACTGATTTAACTAAAAAGGATACATCACGTCTAATATTTTCAACGTCACTAGCTTGGTTTCTAACTATTTCATCAGATGTTAATTTTTTAAATTCGTCTCTATATTGTAATAATAATTCAGCTTGGTTCTTATCTAAATCCTCTAATGCAACTTCATTTGCCCCAAAACGTTTTTTCAATTCTTCAGATTGTAATTCAATGGTCATTTTACCATTTTTCATCTGAGACATGTTAGTTAAGAATTCCTTATCGGCATCTTCAATTCTTAAACCAGTTAACATTTCTTTAGCACTCAATCTTTCTTGTGCCGCAATTGCGGTCTTTGTAAGTTCCTTATAGTCCATACCTAAAGACGCAGCCATCTCTCTCACTTTTCTTAGGTTAACACCCGTAACTTCAAATCTTCCTTGTTCTTGGTTGTATGTTGCTAAACTACTTGCGGCATTAATAATTGAATCTTGTAATCCCTCAACATTATTTGTCGCCATATACATTAATTTAAGTGGGTCATTGAAATCTCCAATTGCGCCACCTAATACTTGTAAGTTAGCAGATAACTCTAATGCACTTTCAGGACTGAATACCTTTTCGGCCACTTGTGAAACTGCATCCATACTTAATCTAAATTCAATAGATTTTTGGACCATTCTAGTTAAACCCTCAACTCCTTTTTGGAATCCGTATTCGTTTAACTTACCTATATTTGTTTGTAAATCTTTTGCAACTCTTTGTGAGTTTAGACCTAATGTTAATGAACTTTTTCCTGCCTTTTCTACCGCGTCAAATGTACCTTGAGCACCTATACCAACTTTTTCAAAATCAGGTAACATGTTCGTAAGACTCTCCATTGAACCTAAATAAGCTTCCCCAACTTCTGCAGCCTTTTCAAATGATTGTTGATTAATTAAATTGAATCTTCCTGATTTATCAACTAATCCCTGAGCAACGTCAGCTAATGTTTCAAATGAGACACCTAATTGAGCTAATCTTGGTCCCGCATTTGAAATCTCTTCTCTAAAATCTTTTGATAGTTTACCAGTTAAACCGGTTTTAGTATTGATGTCTTCTAATAACTTTCTTTGGTTATTATATTCATCCGTCATTTGACTTAAACCTGCCTTGAATACATTTTGAGCTATTTGGTCGGGTCCTAATAATTTCCCATCAGCACCTGTTGCCATTGACATGGCACTTGTTGAATTAACGGACTGACTAATATCTTTGTAATAACCTCCACTTTCTTGTCCTTTTAAAATACCTGTAGCCGCCTCAATAAATGTTTTAGAACCTGATGTAGTTGGTTTGTTTGAGTTATAGTTTTCTTTCTCTTTCCAAGCCCTTTCATATTCAGTTAAATCAATTTGTTCATTGTAACTTTTTGCAGAATCTTTTACGGCTCTTTCGTATGCGGCTCTGTCTTTTGATTGACTAGCTAAAGTTTGATATCTTATTTGTCCCATACATATAAATAGATTATTGTGTGTTTTCCAACTCCATTATATAACCAATATAGTATCGTCTAATATAGACAGGCATAGTTAAAATGTCTCCATATGAGAAACCTTTCCTGATTAGGTAGTGAATTTCCGATAATTGATTTTTCTTATACTCCGTAGAAAGGGCGAAAAAAGTCAACCCCAAACCCAATTCTAAATTGGATCTCTTCTCCTGATGGGGTTTTTGCTGTTTGTGTTAGGTCAATTCCTGGCTTATTATCGGATACATATTTTCTAAAATCTTGTGAATCCTTAATTGGCATGTTCTCAATGAAATTTCTTGTATTCATTGGGTCATTAACTCCAGCCACGGATTTAATCATACCTTCAAGTTGTTTTGTGATAATTGGAGCAATTCCATTACCATTCCAACTCTTTGCAATTTCTTTTATGTCATTTTCTTGTTTTTGTGTTAAAAACTTAAATGTCACATCTACTTTGGATTTATTCATAAAATACGAATACTCTCCGTTAGAATCTGCTACTAATGTAAATGGTTTAAAATCTAAACTACTTAAATCAATTTCAACTTCAAAGTCTTCGTTTGTTTTTGGGTCAGTTAATGTAACTTTATATTCTGAACCAAATGCGGTATTTCTTAAAAATATTAAGATTGCCTCTTTATCCTCCTCAACTAAATCTTCAGTTTGGATATCCTTATCCAATACCTTTCTTTTTAATAGTTCATTAACTATTGCATTTGTTTGTATTAAATTTGGGGACGCTAATATATTTTCATCCGCGGCAGTTAGGTAAGCAACTCTTACTGATTTCTTACCATTTGAATAGTGGATACCTCTACTTGGTAATTCCACAACATCATATGCGATTCTAGGGTCAATTCTTAATTCTTCCATGGTACAATTTAATCAATAACTATCTTAAAGTAAAGTTTTAAACATAAAAAAACCGATACCCATTTCTGGTATATCGGTTTAATATATGAAAAAATGTAATATTAGAATACAAGTATACATCTATCCATACGTAAAGTACATTGGATAGTTGCAATTTCATCTCTTGAATAGTCCAATTCACCAAAGTTAATGTCTTGAATAAATGTTCCTTGAAGAATCCATTTTTCAACAACAACACCTGTTGGGTCTAACATTTCAAGTTCGATGTCTTTTTTATAACCGGCAGCATATCCCATACGACCAGTAACTGACTCAGCGTGTAAACGGAACCATTCCATTAACGCTTGTGACGCTGATGGTCCAATTGGGTCTTTAAATGTTACCCTCATGGTATCCCAACTAAATTTACCCGCAACATATGTTGAAGTATTTAAAAAAGGAATTTCAGTCGCGTTGATTTTTGCGGATGGTCTAGCCGCTGATGTTACATACCATTCATTGATACCCAAAGAAGATGGGAATCTTACAATAAATCGGTTCTGTCTTTTCGGTTCGTAAGGAACCGGCATTTTCATTAGTAAATCTGCCATGTTGTATTTGTTAAGTTTTTTTGTTATTTTATACTCTTATAAATATATGTTAATTAGAAATAAATTTATTTTTAGGATCGATCTTGATTTTGTGGATTTTTTTTCGTAGTTTTTTACAAATCCTCCAGTATTCTAGACCCAGTATAAATAATTAATAAATTTCTAGATTAATAATATAACATATAAATACTAGTATTACTAGTTCCAGATTATACTGGGTAAAATAAAACAATATAAATTTTATAAAAATTGTTTCCACGTGGAACAATAAAAAAGGGAAGCTTTTCGGCCTCCCTTTTTTATTTTTATATCCTCCTTTTAGATTAGATATTCTCGAATGAAGCTCCTGTTGGAGTAATTACGAATTCCAAATCAATAAATTCAAGAGAACGAGTAGGTTTAACGTAAATTTTACCTCTCAAAGTGTTTGCGTCAATGTCTTCGACATCACTTGAAACACTTACTTTAAATTCATAAAGACCTCTTTCTTTCTTAATTGATTCTAAAATTGGGTTAACCAATCTTAAGAACTCTTGTCTTACTTGTTCGTCATTTTGTTCGAACAATAATCTTACCGCAACTGCAGAAATTAATTTTCTTGCTCTCAATAACAATCTTCTTACGTTGATTCTATCAAGTGCTGATTCTCTAACTTGTAACGTTTTGTTACCCCAAATAATTGTACCTGTATCAGAGAATGTTGCGATTGGATTAATTCTATTTTTGTAAAGTTCATCTCTCTCGTCAAGAGTTAACTTCTTTTTAGCTTTAATTGCATTTACCAAACCTCTTGAATAACCCGCAACTGCGAACCAAGGATAAGATACGTTATCAGTTAACGCGATGTTCTTCAATACTTCACCTGTTGGTGGGATGTAAAGTTGAGTCGCATTATCTGTGTCTCTTACTTGAATCCAAGGCCAGTATGTTGCTGAATAGTTAGAGTCGATTCCCAAATCATCAAGGTGACCTGTAACGGTTGCAGCATCATCAACATTTGGTGCTGATATGATGTAAAGTGAATCCGCTCTTTCGTTTTCAATAATATCAATTGCTTGACTTGTCAATGATGAGTGATCGAAGAAGTTGATACCCGCGGTAGCAAATACGTTAATGTCAATTGCCTCAGGATTTGCATATGTTTGAATTCCTTCTAAATATGAGTAGTAATCAGAGTTTCCAAAATCTTTACTGAATACACCATTGTTATCGGTATTACCTAAATTGTATGTTGTTTTACCATAAATAAATTGGTCACCAAGAGTTCTTGTCTCTCTGTATATGTCCCAACCATCAAAACCACCACAAACCGCTAATGTAAATTTACGGAAGTTTATGTTAGTTAATTTATTGTCATTACCAGATTGACCTTCTAAATCATATGATGTTGTTTGATATGTTGTTCCTGTGATTGATGAAGCGTTTGTTGACAAGTGGAAACCAAATGTACTACTAGACGCTGTGTTTCCTTTATATTTGAACAAATCACTATCAAATTTGAAACCATTTTGAGAGGATAAACCTAAAGAAACTTTCTTAACTTTATCTCCATTAGATAGAACTTGTGAACCATCCGATTCGTAATAAACTACATCTCCACCATCAAAAAATTCCGTTTTATAAAGAACACTACCCAATTTATTACTTGAAATAAGTGAAGACGTGAATCCTTTGAAACCTGCGGGAAACGCATCCATTGGAGCGTTACTTGCCATGTTTAACATAATGAATTTTGAACGTAACTCATATTCACCATCAGATGTACCAACTTTTCTTGCAACATAACCTGGAACGTCAGGATTCATTGAACATCTTGAAAATTTCTCCAATATAACTTGATTTTCGTCAGTATCGTTAAAATCACGAACTATGATGTCAAATTCAGCAGTATCTAAATTAATGTTTTGAATTGTAACCTTAACTTCAGTATTTGCAGCATCTCCATCAGATATGGTTAATACTGAGAATAAATCCGCAACATTACCACCACGAACTTCAGATACAATTGTTGGTGATGATGGAGTATCCCATGATTGAGCAAAATTATCACTTTCACTATTTGATACAACATCTAAACTTAAACCTCTTACGTGTCCATGTCTATAAGCCGATAATAATAAGTTAGAATATACCTCGTTAACGAATAACGGATAATCTTCTTTTACTTTATCAAAAACTTCAGTACCTAATACTTTATTTATATATTTTGTTGATGAGATATCTAATGAACAATTAAATGTTTTTGTTCCACCCGTAATGTCTGTAACATTTATTGCAAATTCCGCCATCGGGTTAATTGTGATTCCACTAACGTCGGTTAATGTTACTGCGGTTGTTCCTGTTACTTGTAGTACTAAACTTTGTGTGGCGTTATATTCACCTCTCGATCTTAAAGAAGCAACAATAACGTCACTATAGTCTGTGTTAAGAGACGCGTTGTATTTGTATCTTGTTACATTAAATGAAGATGAACTTGTAGAATAAACAAAAAGATAAGAGTAAACACCATCAATTGTTGAGTCAGTTACTCCTGTTTTTGTAAAGAACGCATTATACCAGTTTTTGTTAGCATTTTCACCAATTGGTGATAAAAGTTTTACTCCCGTTAAACTTGAAGTGTCCGAAGCAGGTACATTACCAATAACGAACCAATCGTTATTTGCGTAAGCTGCACTACTCTTACCGATTTTATTAATGATATAATCAGTCACTGTTGAACCATTAGTTGCAGTTTTACCCGAAAGTTCACCATAAATTGTTGAACCTGTGATAGTTGCAGTTGTTGCCGATAATGTTATTCCTGTTGTTGAACCACTTAAAGATCCAAGATTAACTCCACCTAAAGTTTTAATACTATAGGTTCTTCCTGGTTTATACCCCGTTTTACCAAGTATTCTTGTTACGAATAATTGATTAGACTCTTGTAAGTATGATTTAGCCATATATGCTAATTCGTATTTAGGATTGTTTGCACCGTCTTTCTCAGGTGAAGTTGGTCCAAAATACGTTTTAAATTCGTCGAAGTCCCCAACTAAGATAGGTTCAAAAGCGGGACCTTTTAAAGCCTCACCCACTAAACCTAAAGTTGTTACCCCAACACTTTGTGCTACGAATGTTAGATCCTTCTCAGATGTGTACACACCCGGAGAAACGAATACTCTGTTTGAATTTGCCATCGATTGTTGTTTGGTTAATTATTTTTATTAGTTATTCTATAAATATCTTTGTTTTTACCAAAGATTTCCGTACTTTTGTTTAAAAAGATAGTAAATTATCCTTTTCTATCTTAAATTATCTTTCATAATGGAAAACAAACAGAAAAACGTAAAAATTAGTGAAAAACACCACGAGATGTTAAAAAACCATTGTGAAAAAAACGGACTAAAAATTTATAAGGTTTTAGAAAAATACATTGAAGACCTCTGTAAACCAAAAAAGAAGGATATCTATGGTGACGATTAATACAAATAAGTTACACCAATTCTAGACCCAACAACAGGAGCACCTAATAATACAATCTGTTGTGAACCCGAAACATCGAATCCCGAACCCTCCTCTTCTTGTAGACCATTTATATCTAAACTAACAATACTACTAATATGGTTGTATGTGTTAAATGTTAAAGTACTACCATCATATTGGAAATATTCTGTAGTCACTTGTATTAATTTACCATAATTGTCAATAATAACATTGTTTCGACCCTTATAGTATGAGATTACGATTGTACTACCCTCAAAAGGTGGTTGAACAAATGTTATTTTAGATGTATATGATATATGGTAAAAGTCAACATCTTTCTCTTGTAATAGACCATTTATTGTGACACTAAACAATGTACCAATACTTTCACCGACACTAAATTGAGTTTGCATCCCATCTCCCGTGAATGACATTACGGTTATGTCGATAACTTTACTAACATACTTTTTCCTACCTACACCCTCTTTTGCAAATTCGTTCATTAAAAAGAAACGATTAATTGCGGGTTTAACCTCAAATTCTTCAGAATCAATAAGGAATCCCAACATAGTAAATGTGTAGTTTTGAATATAAAATCTCCTACCCTCCAACGTATCCATCGGGGTATTGTCTTCAATTTTATCTAATATAAGTGGAATATAGTGTCCTTTAACAGTTGTATAATCTTGTCTCGACGAGAAATTTTGTAAAACTATTTTACTAAATTTGTTAATATCTCTGAACTTGTTACAAACAATCGTAACGTCGTATGTTATATCAACAGGTACGGGTTGTGGTATTTTATAGATATCAGCACCCATAGTCGTTCCGTTCCAAGTTGGCACAGAAGCATAATAAAATTGATGTCTATCAGGTATCGTTCTTTGAACTGATGGGTTCGTACCTGGCTGAACGTCCGGTTTTCTTACAATTGCAACAAAAGGTAATTCAATATTTCCGTCGTCATTTGTAAATGTCCACGTTTGTGTAAATTCACCCCATCTCTGAACGGTTAAAATTTTATCAATAATTGGTATCTTATTACCATCGGAAACAATTTGAAAATTTTTAGTTACATAATCTAAAAAACCTTTATCTAAATCGTCGTGTAATATGGAGTCAGGGAGATATGTGTCAGATTTGGTGATTCTATCTAACAATTCCTGTCTTCTTTCAGTTAGTTCTTTTTCTGTGTAAACAGATATGTTGTTTTTTCTTTTAGGTATTCCCATTTTATACTCCTCTAAATTGACCATCTTGTACAGGTGCACAAGTTATTGACTTATAATATGGTTTAAACCCAAACATATTATGTTTATTATCTGAAGTCACCTTACCATCATTTACCACCTGATAAAATCTAACTTTTGATTCGGATTCGGGATAACCAATATAGTCACCATATCTTATATCTATTTTCATTTCTTCTAAATGTTTAATATAAACAGATAAAATCATGTTTCCCGGCTCAAGGTGTCTCAAAGTTCCATTTTTATATGAACTATTTTTTGGTTCCTCAATTTTAACCAACGCATTAAATTCAACGGGAGGAAAGAACTTAGTTTGGTCAATACCAACCTCCACATACACATCATCAATTTGAGTCTTTTCTCTATCTACCCTATATAGAACCAATTTCATATTTAAATCCCCGTGAAGATATTCTTGACCCATTTGAATATTGAGGTCAAAATCATCTTGTGATAAGAATTTAGATAATCTGGTAATAGGTAACTTATTTTCCATATCCTAATAAATAGTTTAATGTTACATTCTATTTACTTATATTTTAATATGGAAACTAAGATTCCCGAAATAGAGGCTAGAAACATTTTATCGACATACGAAGGTTCAAACAATCAATTGTTAGATTGGAAAAGAAAATTTTTAGAAGTTAAGAATTTTAAATTAACAAGACCTCAGGCCGAGTATGTACAAAAATACCATCAAGTAACTCCAAAGGTTGCAAGAAAATATATTAACATTGTTGGTTCTTTTGGAGAAAAAATAATGGAGGAGAGATTATTACCCAAACCACCCGAAAAAATATGGTGCGAAAAATTATTGTGTGATTCGGATAAAGCGTTTCACGTTTGGGGTAAAGTTTTGGATAGTGACCAATTAAGTGCTATGTGGTTACCCAAAGCTGCGGTAATGCAAGAGGAGAAAAAACTTAATCGAGTAATTGATTATAGTAAGTATGATACGAGACCCCCTATGGACCACCAGAAGGTTGCCATTGAGAAATTATTAGCGAATGATAAGTTTATACTTGCAGATGATATGGGTCTCGGAAAAACAACGTCAGCGGTTATTGCGTCTATGGAAAGTGGGGCTAAAAAAGTTCTTATTGTTTGTCCCGCATCTTTAAAAATAAATTGGGATAGGGAAATTAAAAACTATTCTAATAGAAAAGTATTAATTGTTGAGGGACGTAAATGGGGGTCCACATTTGATTATTATATTATAAATTACGATATTATAAAAAATTATCACTCAACCGATAAATCAGAAGATAGTGATGATTATAAATTATTAGTTAACGCAGGTTTTGATTTGGCAATTGTTGATGAAGCACATTATATTTCAAATGCCACAGCAAACAGAACCCGTCTATTAAATGATGTACTTGAACAGATTCCAAAGGTTTGGTTATTAACCGGAACACCAATGACATCAAGACCAATTAACTATTTCAATTTATTGAAGATTGTTGAATCTCCCTTAACATTAAATTGGCAATCATATGTTCGCAGATATTGTGCGGGATATCAATTTAGAGTTGGTAATCGTAAAGTGTGGAATACAAGTGGTGCAAGTAATTTAGATGAACTTCGTGAAAGAACAAAGAACATTGTGTTACGTAGAATGAAAACAGATATTCTTGATTTACCTGAAAAAATTGTTACTCCTGTGTTTGTTGAGTTAAGTAGTAAAATGTACGATGAGGAATTGGAAGAATTCACACGTATTAGTAATGATAAAAAAGATGATGAAACAATAACCGTTACATTAAATCGTTTGATGAGAATTAGACAACTTATTGCTTACGAAAAAATTCCATACACATGTGAGATTATTGATAGATGTTTAGAACAAGGTAAGAAGGTTATTGTGTTGACAAATTTTACAATGACGCTTGATATGTTACATGAAAAATATAAAAAGAATTCTGTAACGTTAGATGGTCGTATGGCAAAAGATAGAAGACAAGAAAATGTTGACAGATTTCAAAACGAAGATAAGATAAAGGTATTCATTGGTAACATTAAAGCTGCGGGTGTTGGGATTACTTTAACAGCTGCTGAAGTTGTTATTATGAACGACTTATCATTTGTACCTGCCGACCATTCACAAGGTGAAGACCGAGCATATAGATATGGACAAAAAAATAGTGTCCTCGTTTATTATCCCGTATTTGAGAATACCGTTGAAAAAATCATCTACAATATTCTACAAAAGAAAAAAGGAGTAATCGACCAAGTTATGGGTGATGGCGAATATTCAGAATCCTTTAGTAAAGATTTACTTAAACAACTCCTTTAACTCCTCAATTTTTGAGGTTAGTAATTCATCAAGTTCTTTATCTTCCACGTCAGGAAGGTTAACCACAATCTTTTTTTCAGGTTCTACTGAATAGTCAATATAATTTTTATCACCTTCTTTTTGGTATGTGAATATGAAATCATTAATACCACAAATTCTAAATAGTTCGTTTAATTTATCGTTCATAACTTAAATATAAACTATTTATAAGAATAAATCAAAATATGGCGACTATTATTTCACAATCCGAAAAGGACAAATTATACACTCAGGTGTTTCACCTATTAGGTATGCCCGTTCGTGGTATTGAACTTACTGAAGAACAAATGGACACGTTCCTTGAACTTTCATTATCGGAATATGAACAATATGTCTCCGATTGGTTAATTGAATCACAATGGTCCGCATTAGCAGGATTAGATGTAGATACACAATCTTTAACAAACGCCTTTACAACTAGAAGTTTAGATTACGAAACCCAATATAGTCACTCATATTCTAAAATTGTAGGTTTACAGGCGGGCGGTAATAGTGAACTTAAAAAAGATTTCATAACATTAACAGGTGGTACACAGATGTATGAAGTACCTGCGGGACGTGAAATAAATGAACTATTATGGTTTACAAGATCAGAAATGACCGACACAATTGTTGACCCATTTTCTGCGGGTTTTGGTGGATTGGGTGGTGTAGGTTTTGGTGGATTTGGTGGTTTTGCACAAATGGGAGCATCGGGTGGTTCATATTTTATGATGCCAGCTTTTGACTTGTTATTAAGAATGCAAGATAGAAGTCTTAAAAATAGATTAATTGGTGGGGATTTAACATATAGAATAACCGCAGGTCCTGAGGGAAAAAAATATATTCACCTTTATAATGTTCCTGGTGGTAGATTCGATTTTGGTGCGGTTTATAAAAACAACTACCAAGTTTGGTATTGGTATTACGATACCATGGATAGAGATACATGTTTAGAGAAAAACAAAGATGTCATCAAATTACCTTCAGATGTTATGACCGAAGAATTAACATGGGATAAACTAAATAAACCTTCTCAGAATTGGGTTAGAAAATATCTAATCGGTTATTCCAAAGAAGGTTTAGGTAGAATATGGGGTAAGTTTTCGGGAGACTTACAAGTTCCAGATAGTTCAGTAAAATTAGATTATAGTTCTTTACTTACTGAAGGTAAAGATGAAAGATTAAAATTGGTTGAAGAATTAATGGCTAGATTAGAAAGACTTCGTCCTGAAAAAATTCTTGAGAGAAAAGGTGCGGAAGCTGAGAACTTAAATAAAGCGCTTAAGTTTAGACCAATGCAGTCTCCATACAATATTATTTAACCTTCTGATACATGTAGAATTAAATCACCATTATCGTTACCGATAATCTCATCTTCATTACTCACAGTACTCGCAGCTTGTAATTGTAACACCTTTCTATTATGGTCAACCCAATATTGGTCAGCTAATTCAAGACTATCTTCAACATACATAAAGAATGGGTCACGACCGACCTTATTCCAAAACACGACTTCACTATCAGATAATGTCATAACTTCATCAAACTTATCTTGACCACTTTCTTTTAATGGATAACCATTAACCAATTCACATTGGGTCTTTGTAAAGTATTGTCTATCTTTAGGGTCCTCAATTAAAATATCTTCTCTAATTTCGGGTTTAAATGCAACTAACAATGGTTCTACTCGTTTATTAAAGTTATTAAGATAACGAGCCACATTATAATCACCCAATAAGTCAGGATTCTCGGTAATTTCTTTTTCAGGAATCATATAACAATTCACTTCAATATAACCATCAGGCATCGGATACCCATTTTTAGCGGTAAACTCTTCTTGTTGTTTTTTTGTTGGTTTTGTTACCTTCTGTACATCACCCGATGATTTTTTAATTCCATTATTAACATAGAAAATTGTATCACCTAAACCCGCAGGATAATCATTCTGTAAGATTAATTCCATATGTGCCTGTCTAGACATTAATGAACCCGCCTTCGTAGTCTTTTGAATGTGTTTTTTATAATCACTAACAGATTGTTTTACACGAGCTTTGTTTGCAATTTTAGCTAAAGGAATTTCTTTATTATAAATCTTCTCTACATAATTGTAATATAATTCCACAAAAGAATGTCCATCACCATTTAACAAATACTTTAAACCTTCATCTAAGAATTCAACAACATATGTTTGTAATTTTTTAGACTTAATTGTATTACCAGTCAATTTAATTTTTTCCTTACCTTTCTTAATTAACTTGATAATGTAGTTTTTACGTGACACGTTAATACAAGCAGGTGCGGTATAATCAATATCAAGACCCATTTCATTTCTCATGAAAATATCATTAAACTCTGCAGTGTGAGCTTCGATACCTTTATATTCTTTACCTTCTTTAACAAGTTCATTAAGACCCTTACCTACATACACAGCATCTAATGCACTATCAGGTGTTTCAAAGTTTACACCATCCGTATCCATTACAAGAGGTTTGTAACCTTTTTGCATGTAGAACATAATCATCATACGTAAACATTGACGACCAATACATGTGATAGTTTCACCCGAATCCATTTCACCCCAAGGGAATACGTGTGGTGCAGATAATGAACCAAAGTAAGCGTTAATAAAAATCTTAATTGGTAATTGTTTTCGGTCATACATTTCTGCGGCAACAGGATCACTATCCTTTAATTCACCAGCGAGATGTTTATATTTGATACGAATGTTACGAAAATATTTTAACATTGATTTTTGCACACCCATAACATCACAATCAGGAAACACATCATATACAAGTTGAATAGATGGATAAAGTGATGAATAGTCAAACTTAACAATATTCTTTGCATATCCCACATTTAATAAACGAGATAAACCACCAGTAAATGGTCTCTTTTCATCTTTTTCTGGAATCGCTAAATTGTGTTCGTATGACCACGCTAACATGATAATCTTCCACAATGTTGCGGTACCCATTGTTGCAATTCTTTCATATGTGGTAGGTACCAATTTAGAAAGTAAGAATGTTGATTGAGAGAATGAATCATCAACGACCATTGTCTCGTACAAGTCATCATCAAGATATTGTTCTACAATTTTTCTACCCGGCCATATCTCAAACTTACCAGGGAATCTATCCATCAATCTTTCGGTACCGGGTTCACCAATCTTTTTGTAACCACCGGTCTTAGGATTTACATAATAACTTTCATTATCTAAATAAATTTTAGATATTTGATTACCTTCAACATACACACGATTTGGTTTTTCCTTTTCCAAGTATGTTGTGATATATTTCAAACCCCACGATTTAATCTCAGAGTTAATTGCTTGAGCTCTACGAACTGAGTGGGCAATATCAATAATATTAAAACCCCAAATTACATGTTGAGTATAATCCTCAATTTCATTGGCAAGTTTTAACATTCCCTTTTTTTCTTTGATTCCCGTCGATGTGAATATTTGTGTTAATCCATTAACATCCACCCCAAGTATTTGTGCTCGTTTTAAAATAAACGGCCAGTCAAAGAACGCTGAGTTATATCCCGCAACGATTGTTGGTTTTAAATCTTTAATATATTGTAAAAATCTCTCAATACATTTCTTTTCACCATCCTCACCAAAAGCGGGAATTGTTTCCTGCAGACCACGATTATCCTTAACTCCAATTAAAATGATTTTACAAGTTTCGGGATCTAAACCCGTGGTCTCAATATCGAATACAAATCGATAAACATCACCATAATCTTCAATTCCTTTAAACAATCGTTTTCTTGTTTGAACAAGATATTGTTCAACAGGAGATAAAATAGTAAAATGTTTCCTTACGTCTTCACCCCACGGGTCAAGCCCACCTGTCTTAAAAAAATTGATTAAATCGGTATAACTCTTAATACTTTTAACTAAGAATTTCATACCATTCTCCAATCGTTTATTACCATGTGTTTCTAACTTCTCAATGATGATCCCATACTTACCCATCATTTGTTTTTGGGTTGATTTGGAATTACCATAAAAGTTTAGATTAGATAAGTCACCGACCCATAAAAATGGTACGAACGAATCTGTTTTAACGATTTTACCCTTTATTGGGTCCTGAATAATTTTGGAGATTGAGTTGGAGGGATAGTCATATTCGACACCTACGATGTATTTCTCATCGTCACCCCCATTTAGAAAGTTTTCGATAACTTCCTGAGAGATAACTTCTTTCATGTTTTATATTTTTTAAATGTGACGTATTAGCTTACCATTAAATGGTAGTTTGTCTTAACATTACAAATATAAACAAAAAGTTGTAATTTACGAAATATTAATAAATAATTTCTCTTTTACCGGTAAAATAAGTTTGTTTGTTGGATTTCCGTTGGTATCCTTGAATTGAATAATAACCTTTCCTTCGAATTTACCTGAATTTAAAGTATGTTCTTCTGTAAATCTATGTGTTATATAATATTCGTCTGTGGTTTGATTATATAATTTGGTTCTTGTTGTGATATAACATGGTGAATCTAAGATAACAGGTGCATCTGTTTTCACATCTGACATTTCAAATGTTATGTCAGCGTTTTCCAATAAATCGTTAAATGATGACTTATCGTTTTTACCGTCGTCAATCATTCTCATTTTTAATATTGGGTCACTTGCACCCTGTCTGATAAAAAATTCCATATTATGTTAATCTAATTAAAACGTAACTACCACTTCTATATAGTCCTTGTAATGGTACTCCACCAGCTGCCGCGTCCACATCATTCGTAAAACTTGAGGTTACATTTGTTAATATTGTAAATCCGTCCGTTTTTAAATTATTTTTTAATTTAACACTACCACTAAATTCATATGTGTAACCACTTGATACTGAACCTGTATTAAAACTTATTTGACGAGAACCACTAATTGATATTTGTGGATTATCCCATAAATTTTGTGCAAATAATTTTAAATTTGCAGGATGTTCACTACCACCCACAGTACCAATGTACATATCCTTACCGACATTTAAAAGATACGAATCATTTGCTAACCCAACTAAACCTCCTGTATATGTTGATGAGTTTATACCTAAATCGATATAATGTACCCCTTCGGTTCCATTGTCTGCCGTTACAACTAAATCAGTACTTGCGTTATTACCTGCATTTGTGTTCTTTAAATTTATTTGGGCATATGCCACGTGATTCCCCTCAAAATGGGCAATATTGTAACTACCGCTATTTTGTACGTGTAATATCTCAGGATTATCCACATGATATGTTCCACTACCCACGGTTAAATTAGGCATTGACCCTGTTAATGATAAACTACCGCTAATGAATTGACTACCAGTAAATCTGTGTGAACCACTATCAACTAACGTTTGTCTAAGTGTTGATAATGTTGATTTAAATGTTGTACCATTAAGTACCACAGGAGTTACTCCTGATAGTGATAAAGAGAGTGAACTTGATAGTTCTGATATTTTTTTACCTGCCATTTAAATAAATAGTTTAAAATGCAATGATTTTCGAGTCATATTCGTTTATTATGTAATCTCCATTTTCGTCTAAAAGACCATTTGTGATAAATTCCGTTAAATCATCCTCACATTTAACCCCACACTCAACAATTTCAAAATTTGGTTTTATCTCAGTTAAGTAATGATGTCTCACTCTTGGGAAATTTAATGGCTCCTCAAAATATTTTATTGATTTTATATTAAAACAACAAGACCCATCAGGTTCATTACTTACCCCACCCCAAGATTGTATAAATGGTTGTATACCCCTATTTGAAGCAATTATCTCCTCAAAGTTTTCTTTTTTATAAATTAAATTACCATTTAAGTATATTTTTAAAACACCTAATCTTTTTTGTGACTCTTCTTCCCATTTTTTATTTAAAATTGGATCTTCATTATGTATTGCAATTTGTGTTGATGTTGATTTAGAATCTAAATCTACATATTCGTACACTCTAAATTCTGGAATTAAGTCATTTACCCCACCTTCATTCTCAAGTTCACAATCTTGATAGTGTTTGTATCTATCAAAAACAATTGTAACGTTAAAATCATCGGTTAAACCTGTTGTACATAATCTTGGGGTTACTCCGACTTCGGTGTAATAATTTTCAGAATATCCACTTGATGGGTTACAATTTCCACTATAATGAACCGCATTGTATTCTATCCTACCGTCGTTTGTAAATTTAAATAATAAACTATTGTCAGCGGTTTCTGTAATACTTGTACTACCCCTTACCCCATAATAATAGAATATATTACCATCTGACCAAGGTATACTCTCCCTATTAAAGACAAAATCCAAAGTCCACCCCTTTTCTGTTCTTTGTTTTATTATCGGTGAAGTACAATTAGTTCCTGGCTGAATAAATTGGTATGCCCAAGGTTTACTTGATAACTTTTGGGTTATTGGACAACAAGCTCTTGACCCTAAGACACTTAATTTAGATGTACATTTATAATATTCATTACTGAACTTATTGACAATTTCCTCACTCGAGTTACCCATATTAGGGTTAAAAGATAATGGATTATTATATCCCGTTATTCTCATGTAATGAATCTCCCCCGTAATCCCCTCAAATATAAAAACGTCATTATTCAATATTATCTTTTTATAATAATGAGATATAAAGTTAGTAAGACCAGTATAAGATATGGTGGTCGTTAACGCCGAGTACGGATAATTTGAGTCATTTACTCTATTATCATACTCCGTTAATGTAATTGTTGTCCGATCACAATCAAAATCAGTTAAATTAGTGTCAATTACCAATGTAGAATAAACTATAGGAGTGTTCAAATCTATCGCCTTATCATCATAGTCACCCTGAGTTTTGGATATTTCGTAATCATATAATTCGGAAGAATCTAATTTTAATTCCAATCTTGACCCATAAAAATTTAAAATATTCTGTCTATTCATGTTTATATAAATATCTTTCATAAGATTTGATATTTATAATAAAACCGATTTAGATGAATAATTTTATAAAACAGGTAATTGAGGAGAAATTTGCATCAAAAGCACAGCAAAGGTTCTTTTATGCAAAGGCTAATGAAAAGGGTGCACCTAAGAAGGAAAAGAAGAAATGGAAGAAATGGGCGGGTGAATTTTCAGATAAAACAAATTACAATGAGATACCTGATAAGGTTGAAGAGAAAGAAGTGGATGAGATTGTAGATAAAAGTGGTAACATTGCAAGGGGTAAGAAACCGACAAATTTTAATGCAAAAGGAATCACACAAAATAAAACAACCGATGAAGTTGTTAAAAGTGCTAGCGGTCAAACATCGTTGTCGCCAAGTTTAGGTTTTGGGTATAGAAGATATTGGGCAGAATCCGATATGAGTAAATCATTGGGATATGACGACACTTTAGGTCAAGACGCCAATTATGATGATGCAAAGGATCATTTTGAAGATGATTTAGGTTTAACTGACGATGAAGCTGAAGAAAGGTTAGCTAAAATGGGATACGATGAGAAACTAAAAAATACCGATAAAGTTAGATTAGTGGAGAACCCTAAAAAATTCATGGAGGAATATATTGAAAGTATTTTAGCTAAAAAATCTAAAGATAGTGAGATTGTTTCTAACGAAGGTGACCAAATGGAAGAAAAAGAAATAAATCCAATTGTTGCAAAACAATTAAAATCTCTTAAAAATAGTTTAAAAAGTCATAATTTATCTGTTAGTGATATTATGAAACACTTGAAAGACAATGAATAATCATTTAAAAGATAGGGTTTTTAACATTCCACAAAATATACTGCATAAAATCAGTCAAAGAGTTATGCACTTAAATGGAGAATATGTTGACGGGAAGGATAGGGCGGAAAAGTTACTTAAAGATGGAACAGTAAAATATGGTCAATTAAAGAAAATTATCCATGAATTAACATATATGGATAAAGTTAAAGATAAATTAAAATATGAATTGGCTGGTGGAGATTTGATGAAAGAATGGTCAAAAACATATTTACAAGGTGAAAGAGACATGGTGAGTAATAATCAAGATTCAAGAAAAAGAGCCGACGAGATTGGTGCAATTAGCGGTGAGCGTTCAAATAGTCACCTTAAAACACACTCAAAAAAATCAAGTACATTCCCATCGTTGAATATGATGAAAAATAATTCACATAAAAATACAATAAGCCCAATAGTATCTTTGGGGTTATTTGAACAAATTGAAAAATTTAAAAAATTAATACGTTATTAATATGGCAACACAATTAGAAATCTTAGCACAGAAGTTTAGAACCGAAATTTTAGGACCAAACATCTATAACGAAGAAAAATTCTATTCTTCCACAAATAAAAACGCTCTATCTGATGGTGACGTTAGAGGTAAGGGTGAACTAGATAATTCAATAGGTTCGTCTGTTGATGTCCAAAATAGAATCGATAATGTTGGAAGAAACAGATTTAACAAAGAAAATAATTACTCTTCGATAAATAAAGATGCTCTATCTGATGGTGACGAAAAGGGTAAGGGTGAATTAGATGGTAAAGTTGGATCATTAACCGATATTAAATCAAGAACTGATGTTGTTGCAAGAAACAAATACAACTCATCAAAAAGGTATCCTGATTTTTAATTTATGAATATAAATAAAATATTCTTCAACGTAATTGAAGAACAAAACATATTAAAGACAACAAAAACCAAACCTATAGTTGATGCCATCAAAAATAGGAATATGATTACATTTTATTATTCGGGTCCTCAAAAACCTAAAAAAGATAGTGTAAAAAATGGTTATAGAGTAAGGGCGGAGGCAGTTGCTTTAGGTCTTTCTAAAAAGGGTAATTTAATTGTTAGAGCTTGGGTTCAACCCCCATCAGTTTCTAAAAAGGGATTTGCAAAACACGGGTGGAGAACTTTTATTGTTGGTAGAATGAGTAATGTTGAAGTTACTGATGAAATTTTTAACGGGAAAAGACCACAATATAAGGAAGGTTCTGATAATTCAATGACAACAACATACGTTACAACAAATTGGGGTACAACGTCAGATACTAAAAAAGTGGAAAAGCCAACACCGACGGTTACCAAACCCGAACCAACAAAACCTCCGGTTAGTAAAGTTACAGACGAACCAACCAAAGTTGCACCAACTGAACCCACTAAACCTGAAGAATTACCTCAACCAAAACCTCAGGAAAAACCAAGTGCATTACCACAAAATGGTGATAATCAAGATTATGAAGTTAAACAAAAGGAATTATATAAAACTAAACAGACCGATTGGATTAATAAACAAAAAGAGATTGGTGGTAATATAAAACCAGGTCAGGGTACGAGAGAAAGGTTTAAAAAAGAAGTAGAGAAGGAATTACCACAACCGGAAACAGAAAAAAAACCAGACGTTAATCCTGAAGAAGATATTGAAGGAAAAAATCTACAGGAAAGTTTAAAAAGAATTAAACGTTTAATGTTTTATTAAAAAAGGTTATTATTTAAAATATAAAAATATTTATTAGTATGTCACAACAAGGAGTAATATCACAAAACGATTTGATGCATAAATTGGTTCAAGCTAAGAAAGTTATGAACAAAGTAGATGGTGGTAACTATCAGAGAGGTCAAGTAGATGAAAGTATCTTAAGATCCGCACCCGAAGACGTGATGAACAATACACAAATGCAATCGAACCCGTCATCGCAAAGACCGGTGGGTACTCCGAATGTTAATCAAATTCAAAATTCTAAATTACCTGAAGCAATTAAAAGAGCTATGATTGAAAACCCAATTCCTCAAATATCTTTAAATGATACATTGGATATGGACTTTGTTAAAGGTGCAAAACGTTTGATGGAACAAGAGGGTGTTAGTACAAAACCTTCACAATCAAAACAAACGAACACTAACATCGGGAGTAATATTGATATGAACGCCATTGCGGTTCTTATTGAAAATACCGTTCGTAAAGTTATGGATGAAAAATTAAATCAAATTTTAACTGCATCACAAACCTCATCCATCAATGAAAATTTAGTCCTAAAGGTTGGAGATTCAATATTCAAAGGAAAAATTACTGGCGTAAATAAGGCTAAGTAATTTGTTTTTTCATTTTTTTTTCGTATATTTTAGACATATAAAGTAATATAATGTCAAAAATCAAAATTTTAGCAATACCTCCCGATAGATATGGGGTCGGTAAATTTAGAATGTTAGACCCGTTTAAATATATTGGGGATAACCATTCAGAAGATGTTCACGTCGATTTAGTTTTCAGTTTAGAAAATAGAGACGAATTATTTGAAGGGTACGATATCGTTATTTTCCATTCATTCATACATCAAACAACACATAAAGAAAACATAGATCGTATTAATTGGTTAAAATCAAAAGGAGTTAAGGTCATTATGGACATTGACGATATGTGGTTTGTTGACCAACGACACCCAATGTATTACCAAATTAAACAAAGTGGTATGGGTGAAATGAAAATTGAAATGTTAAAATTAGTTGATTACGTTTCAACAACCACTCCTATTTTTGCAAATACAATTAAAGAAAGATTAAAAGTAAAAAACATTGAAATATTTCCAAATGCAGTTAATGATGAAGAAATACAATTTCAATCAAATTCTGATAAATCAGATAAAGTTAGGTTTGGTTGGTTAGGCGGATCCTCTCATTTATATGATTTAGAATTACTAACTAATGGTATATCAACAACATTTAATTCATTTAAAGATAAGGTACAATTTGTATTGTGTGGATTTGACTTAAGAGGTAATGTTACTGAGGTCGATATGAAAACAGGTGCAAAAAGAGAAAGACCTATTCAACCTATGGAAACAGTTTGGTATAAGTACGAAAAAATATTCACGGATAATTTTAAAGTGTTAAGTCCTGAATATAAATCATTCTTAGGTACCTTTGTCCAAGGTGATTATAACGACATTAATGAACCATATAGAAGAAGGTGGACACAAGACGTTTCAAAGTATGCTTTGAATTATAATACTTTTGATGTATCTTTGGCACCATTGGTTGAGTCGGTATTTAACGCGAATAAATCACAATTAAAAGTTATTGAGGCGGGATTCCATAAAAAAGCATTAATAGCGAGTGAAACTAACCCATATACGTTAGATTTAATTTCAGCGGTTGATAATGGTGTTGTAAACAATAAAGGAAATGCTTTATTAGTGAACCCTAAAAGAAACCATAAAGATTGGGCTAAACATATGAAAAGATTAGTTGAAAACCCGAATTTAATTGAGGATTTAGGTAATCGTTTATATGAAACAGTAAAAGATACGTACTCATTAAAAAAAGTATGTAAAGATAGAGTAGAGTTTTTCAAATCAATTATAAACAAATAAAAAAAAACAATTATGCATTACACAGTAACAGTAGGATATGAATCCGAACAATTAGACAGAGAGGGTAACCCACGTTTAACAAAATCAAACATCATTGTTCAAGCTGAATCAAACGCAGAGGCAAATATCACCGCTTCTAAATTTTTAGCTGGAGACATTCGTCCAAGTCAAATTATCGATGTTAAGAAATTAAAAATCGATTGTGTCATTGACGAAAAGAACACACCTGAGTATTATAGATAATAACAATTAAACACCAACTGAAATGGATTTCTACGGAAGAGATATACAAATTATGCGTCAATCGCAAAGTAAAATGGCTTTAGAATACCTCAATTCAGTTGGTGTTCAAGTTACATTTGAAGAACTACAAAGGGTAACGGATGTGTTTGTTGAGTGTTGTTTACGACCTCAGGATAACGACTTAAAGGAAAGAGTTAGGAAGTTAGATAAATGGATCACAGACAAAAAAGAAAAAAATGGATAAAGATAGTCTTGAAGAATATTTAAAAAAATTAAAAGAATTTGAATCTGATTTAAGTTCAGATGACGAAGTTGATGATGAATTTTTTACCCAAATAAATAAAGTTTTAGGTAATTTAATGGACGATGTATCGAAAGATAAAATCGTACCAAATCCATCTTCATTTGAAATTCCCGTAAAGGTAAAAAAACTACATGAGAATGCGGTGATACCATCATACTCAAAAGATGGTGACGCGGGAATGGATTTAACAATAACAAGAGAAATTGAGAATACTACCTCAAGCGTATCATATGGTTTCGGACTTGCATTTGAAATACCAAAAGGATACGTTGGTTTGGTGTTTCCTCGTTCATCCATTCGCAATCAAGAGTTATTATTATCAAACTCTGTTGGTGTTATCGATAGTGGTTATAGAGGAGAAATACAAGCCACTTTTGTCAAAACAAATGGTTTAGACTCTATAAAATATAAGGTAGGTGAAAGAGGTGCACAAATCATAATCATTCCTTTTCCTAAAGTAACAATAGTTGAAAGTGACGAATTATCCAACACCGAAAGAGGTAATGGTGGATTCGGGAGTACGGGTAAATAGAGATATTTATTAAAAATAAAGAACAATTAAAAACATATATTTTGGCAGTAAAACCTAGAACTAGTAGAACCCAACCACCTGTATTAGTGGAAGATAGAAAAATCACACATAAGGATAGAATTAGACAAATCATAAAAAAACCAAAAGAAAAGTTCTTAACTAAAAATCAAGAAACATATTGGAATATATTGGGGGATAATCAAATTACCCTTTGTTTTGGTCCTGCAGGTGTTGGTAAATCATACATTGCAATGAAAAGAGCAGTGGATTTATTACATGATGATTCTAACAAATATGAAAAAATTATTATTGTTAGACCAGCAGTTGAAGCTGAGGAAAAGTTAGGTTCATTGCCTGGCGGTTTGGAAGAAAAGTTAGACCCATACATTTATCCATCTTATTATCTATTAAATAAAATTATAGGTAAAGAAGCTAGAGAGCAATTAAAAGATGAAGGATATATTGAAGTTGCTGCACTTGCATATATGAGAGGATGGAACGTGGATAACACAATATTAGTTTTTGAAGAAGCACAAAATGCAACTCCTGCACAGATAAAATTATTACTAACCCGTATTGGTTATAATTCTAAATTTTTTCTATCGGGGGATTTAGAACAATCAGATAAATTCAAAGACAAAACTAAATCCGGTTTATACGATGCAAAGAAAAGATTAGGTGATGTCAAAGGAATTGGTGTTTTTGAATTTGGTATGGAAGATATTGTAAGAAACCCAATCATATCAGAAATTCTTAATAGATACGATTAACAATAAAGTTAATTTTGCACAATAAACCCACATCGTTTATCATAATGGTGTGGGTTTATTATTTACTTATAACATATTTGATGGTATATTTACTCAATGGAAGTATACATTAGTATCGATGGTGTTTTAAGAAACACAATACAAAAATTCGAATATCATTACAACGAAGCATTTTTAGTGGATGATGTTGTAATTGAAGATAATACATTTGACTATGGTGTGACCGAGCCAATAGAAAACGATAATTTAATGAACTCATACAGATTCCAGTCAAAGGAAGAGTATGAGTTTTTTACGTTTATGGAATATCCAATTGAAATATTTGGTCATGCGGGATTAAGTTATTCAACAACATTTACAGATTTACATAAAATGATTTATGATAATCAAGAACATAATTTTACTTTGATTGGATTAGATGAATTAGGTAAATCAAAACCAGCAACATTATTCTTTTTATCAAAAAATGGATTTTTAGGTAATAATATTAAATTTGATAAAAGTGATAACATTAAAGAGTTGTGGAAGAAATGTGATGTTTGGATTACCGATAAAAAACTTGTGTTAGATGAATGTCCAGAAGATAAGGTTGCCATCAAATTTAATACCAAATATAATGCACACTTTACTTATAAAAAAGAAATATCTAAATTAACTGAAATACAAGAACCATGGTTGAACTATTCGGAAAAAACTACTACATTGATATCGATGGAATCACAGACAAATGTAGAACAAACAAAACAGTAGAAGAAGATGATGAAGATGAGGGGGCAACCGAAATCAACATTTTCAAATACGAAATAATAAAAATGTGTTTAGAAAGAGTGTTAGGTGAAATTGACGATGTGGACGAAGAAATGGGAGTGTTCGCAAAAAATACCACTACAACATCTTTTAAAATTGCATTTAATACACTAATAAAATATAAAATCTTAATTGAAGAATTAAACGAAGACGATGAGTAAACAAGAAAACATAGAAAAATTAGAAGAAGCATTAGGTAGGTTACATTCAAAAGAAAATAACATTTATTTTCTAACTTATGACACAAGAAGTAACGCAAGAGCATCCATAAAACACATTTATGATTTGGCATTGACTTTAAAACAAAATGGTCACAAATCAAATATTTTAGTGGAGGATAAAACATACACAGGAGTTGAATCTTGGTTGGGAGATACGTACAAAGAATTACCTGTCGTGTCAATCAAAGAAGATAAGATTGAATTAAAAATTGATGATGTTTTAGTTGTCCCTGAATATTTTTCAAATGCTCTTGAGCAATTATCTAATATCAAGTGTATTAAAGTGATGTTAGTACAACAAAAAGATTTTATGTTTGAAACACTATCAATTGGTAGTAGATGGTCGGATTATGGATTTGATAGAGTTATCACCACAACCGAAAATACAAAAAAATACATTTCAGACATTTTTCCAGAAAGTTTAGTTTTCGTTATTCCACCAATTATTGGTGATAATTTTAAACCTATTGAACTACCGTTAAAACCATATGTGGCAATTAGTTGTAGAGATAGAGTTGTACATAGAAGATTAATTTCACAATTCTATCTAAAGTTTCCTCAGTTACGTTGGATTACTTTTAAAGACATGGTTCAGATGAGTTATGATGAATTTGCAACTAATTTAAAAGAATGTATGGTTTCTGTTTGGGTTGATAACGAATCGACATTTGGTACGTTCCCTTTAGAGTCTATGAAGTGTGGGGTTCCAGTTATCGGTAAGATTCCCGAAACAGAACCTGATTGGTTAGGTGAAAATGGGATGTGGACCTACGACACAAATAAAGTTGTTGAAATTTTAGGTTCATATATTTTAGCTTGGATAGAAGGGGTTGAATTAGAAGAGGAAGTAACCACTAAAATGAAAGAGACTTTATTACCATATGAAACATCAATTACTCAAAATAGTATCAATTCAATTTTTGGGTCATTAATTAATAAAAGAATCGAATCTATCGAGAATGCATTAGAAAAATTAAAACAAGAACAAGAATAATCAATATGAAAAATATAACAGTATTAATACCCATTCACAAAATTAATGAAGATTATAAGGAAATGTTAAATAAAGCTTTAGAATCTGTTGAAGATTTTCACAACGATGTTAAAGTATCTTTGGTATGTCCTGCGGAAGTAAAAAAGGAGTTAACTAACTTATCCGATAAATTAGAAATTAATTTTGTGGTTAATAAAGGTGAAACAGACTTTTGCTCTCAAGTGAATTTAGGTATCGAAAAATGTGATACGGAATGGTTCACTATTTTAGAGGTTGATGACCAATTTAAATCAATTTGGTTAAAATCGATTAACGACTATAGAAAAATTTATAGTGATGTTGATGTATTCTTACCAATTGTAAAAGACATCAACTCAGAGGGAACCTTTGTTAGCTTTACCAACGAATCTGCTTGGGCTTACGGATTTACCGACATGCAAGGATTCATTGACAATGAGGTACTATTAGAATATCAAAACTACCAAATTAGTGGTGGACTTTATCGTACACAAAAAATTAAAGATAATGGTTCATTAAAAGAAAATATCAAATTGACTTTTGGATACGAATTTTTACTAAGATTAACTCACAATGGAGTAAGAGTAATGACAGTACCGAGAGTTGGTTACCAACACGTTAATCTTAGAGAGGATTCATTATTCTGGTTATACAAAAATGACGAGAATAGTTTATTATCCGAAAAAGAAGTTAAGTTTTGGTTAGATTCAGCAAAAAAAGAATTTTTCTTTAAAAATAAACGAGATGTAAATTATACCGAAGCTTAATGCCAAGACCAAGAACCCAAAAAATTTATTTTGGGGAGGATCAAGAGAAGGCGGTAGTTAGTTACTTAGAAAGTACAGACGAAGCAGAAAGAAATAAGATATTCAATGAATATTTACGTGAACCCCTAATTATAATGGTCGAATCAATTATTCGACGTTATAAACTATACAGAAAAGACTTAGAATTTGAAGAAATTCATACAGATACTATGTCCTTTTTAATTACTAAGATTAATAAATTTGACCATACAAAAAACCACAAAGCCTATTCATATTTTGGGACCATCTGTAAGAACTACCTTATGGGAGCAATACAGAAGGATACAAAGGAACAAAATAGACAAGTATCCTATGATGATATATCATCAGACATTGAGGGTAGATCGGACCTATCATATGTAATAGATGAATACGTTGTGGACTACAGGGATATCATTATAAAAATGAGTATAGAGTTAGAACTTTTTGTTGAAAATGAGGATTTAACCGAAAATGAACAAAAATTAGGGTACGCTTTACTTGAGATTTTTAACAATTTTGATAAGATATTCCAAGTTGGGGATGGTAACAAATTTAATAAAAACCTTATCTTACTCTCTTTAAGAGAGATGACTTCATTGTCAACCAAAGAAATTAGAATATCCCTCAAAAGATTTAAAAAGTTGTATGATGGAATTTTAGGTGGGTTTTTAGAATAAACCTATTTATTGGTATGAGAACACAAAGAAATTTAATCTCCTTAGAGGTTGATTCTGCATTAGCTTTAATGCAGGAAATCTACAATGACATTGTGGAACAAAAGAATACAGCATCAATGATAACAAAGAAAATGTTAACATTTATGAAAGATGCTGAGGATATGAGTGTAATCGGTCCTGTTATTAAAGAACAACAAAAAATCCTAAACGATTGCACCGAGAAAAAAATCTCCTTAGTTAAACTACAAGGTGTTTTATTAAAACAAACACAATCTGCAGGTAAGGCTGGTGGACCTATGGGTAAGTTAACCTTATCCGATGAAGATAGAGAAATATTGGATAAATTAATGGAGAGTGGTTCTGATAATAAAAGTAAATCAAACTACACATTATAATGTCCAATAAAATAAAAGAAACGAGAAAAAAGATTAGGCAAAAAATCGATGCTATTAAAAGAGCAAAAGATAACGCCAAAGAAAAGTCCAACAAATTTATTGATGGTTATGAGAACAAAGCACTAAAAGGTGCAGATGATTTATCAAAAACTCTATCAGATTTTTCCGCCAAAAAACTAAAAAAGTTAGAAGGTGGGATAAATCGTGCTAGTGATGTTTTTTCTGATTTATTGGAAACTGTAGAAAAATTTGTAAGCGCCAAAAACATAAAGGTCGAATCTTCGGATAAGTTATTTTCAAAACAAAGATTAAGACAACTTACAAATGAATCGGCCATTGAAACTTTAAGGTCATCACAACAAATCATTTTAGAATCCGTTCAAAAAATATTATTTGCTGGTGATGGTATATGTGGTGCAAATCAAACATTTGGTTCAACTGATAGTGCAACATTAAAACCACAAGAATTTGATTTCATGAATGTATTAACTGTTGACCCAACATCAAATGTTGGTAAAATTGTTTACGAGAAGGAATCACCAGATAATGGATTAATTAAAATGAATAGAAAATTACATAGTCTATTCGGTGCACCTAACACCCCTGAGTTATATAGGGCAACAAATGGAAATTCTTTATTCTCATTGTCATGGGACGAATCAAATCAAAGATATAATGTAAGTGGTTTACAAGGTAAAAATATAAAAACATTTTTTACTGATTATTATTCAAGTATTGAACAAGTAGATTTTAGTGGTGTCACTAAAACCGCAATATATATGACATTACATGGAGATGGTAGTGAACCTCCTTTATTTGATAAAGGTTTTAACGATTTAAATAGATTATTGGCCAAACTATGTGCGATGTGCGGAAATCCTAAAAATGGTAAAATTCCTAACGCAACCACAGAATTTAATGAGAATGACGAAGATGTCCAATCTTATTTTGATTTTGACGACGTTGAGGGAGTTGACTTGGACGATGAAAAAGATAGGTTAGATAAGGTATTAAAGTTTAGAGATTGTAATAATTTTAAAATACCCATAAATCCAACACATTTTGAAGATTTTGTTTATGATGATGGTAATTTAAATGATTCAGTAAATGATGCCTTATTTAATGCGGCGTCCGATGCGCATAACCAATCCGAAGGTTCGATACCTCCCGATAATTTTCATTTATCCATTTTAAATACTTTTATACTTAGTTTACCAAGAGCACTTATTGGTTCGTTATTAAGTCCAAAATATTTCTTACCATTTATAATAGTTTATAAAGTTTTAGTTGTTGGTGTTGGTGGGGTCATAAAAACCGCCAAACAAATGATGAAAATTTTATATAAATTATTTAATGAAATTATTACAAAATTATTGTGGAAATTTATAAATGAGTTTTGGAGAAGAGTTAAAAAAGATTTATTAGTATTTTTGACCGACATAGCCGCATCAATATTAAAAAAGAAAGGTAGAAGATATCGATTAATTTTATTGTCATTAATTGCAATATTAACAAAAATACTTGAAAATGGTTTTGATACCTGTAAAGACTTATATGGTTTAATAAATAAAGCAATTGATTTAGCTTTGTCAGGTTTTGGTGGTGGATTCGTAACTGCGGGAATTAGTACCTTTTTATTACCATTTTTCTTACAAAAACCTGGTTATAGTGAAGATGGTGCGGTCATTCGTGCAATTGAAAAATTAGAAGAAGCTGGTGTTTCAACCTCACCCATATTTGGTGAGGATAATAAAATAATCGATTTAGTAAAATCAGTCATTAGTGGTCATGTAGAAGAACAAGATACAAATGGATTTATTGCGGCAAGTAATACTTCGGTAATTATCCCACACCCAAGTCCATTTGTCGGTTCAGTATTTATACCACCAGGATTATTAACAGTAGGGGGAGGTACATTTTAATATGGATAAAGAAAAAATTATTGATGTTGTTAATGATGTTAAAAATAAATCAAATAAAGATTTATTTCTTGCAATTAATGAATTGAATGACGAGTTTGAAAAAACAAAAGCATTAATTATTGATTTAACAAGACATTTAGATAGTGTTGAGGCGTTGTTCAATGAAATAAACGATGAGATAGAAAAAAGAATTAAGAAATGAGTGATGTGAGCACTAGAATAATTGAACTGGGTTCATGTACAGATAATAGAGACCCGTTAGGTTTAGGTAGAATACGTATTCAAACATTTGGTGATGGGGCCGGTCCCTCTGCGGGTGCCTTAAAATATGAGCCGTGGGATGACAAAGATCCATTTATTGCGATTCCATTTTTACCTGCAAATATAAACTACATACCCTTAATTGGTCAATCGGTTAAACTCATTAATTACAATCCAGTTAAAGACACGGTAAATAGAGAATATATTTCTGGACCATTTACAACAACACACGATTTTAATACACAAGTATACTCATCACAAGTTAAAAATACAACATACGGAGGAGCCGATTCGGAACTACCAAAAATTGTTAATAAAAACGATGGTCAAATTATTGATAGTTTTGTAAAATCGTCAATAGCGAAATATGATGACTACGCAGTATATGGTAAAAATGGTTCGGACGTTTTATTCACGGAAAATGGTCTATCTTTAAGAGGAGGTAAGTTTGTGCCAAAAACGATGGTTGCACAATCACAAAACACGTTTAATAAGCCATACATGTCAAATAAAATGGCGACACTACACCTTAAAAAATATAGTAATAAATTAGAATATTATGAAGATACCACAACTGAACTTATTACCGAATCTAAAAATTTAAAATCAATAATAGAATATAGTATTGATAAATTTGATGGTAGTAACGCAATTATTAGTTTTTACGTATATCTTATTAAAGATTTTGATAATGCCAAACAAACAACTTACGGCAACATATATAATACGAGTAATCCAAAATTAGAAAATTCACCAATCATTACCGGTAACACTCAATTAATAACAACAGGAACAACAGAACCAACATTCACCGTACCCGTTTCGGATATTTTATCTAACGGTGTAAATGGTATCTATAAAAAAATTAGACATACCTTAAAGAAAATACATAATAAAACAAGTCTTTTCCATATAGATCCGGCACTACCATTTTCAAGTGTTGATTTACATCCATTTTATTTTAGACCCACCTTATCTTGTGTTAATGCTACATTGACGACTCAAAATGAAATTAACAATAGAGTTACAATATTTAATAATGTGACATTAGGTCAAGGGATTGGGCCTAAAAGTGGTTTAGTTTATGATAAAACAAAAATGTCTCCTACGACTAGACCGATAACTAAAACTGTTACAAAATTAAGGGATACCCCGAGCTCTGAACAAACTTTTTCATCTTTAAAATCAGATAAAATATTTTTGTTATCACCAGAGTCCAATCCTCCAGAAAAACAAATTGGGATAGATTTTTCTAAATTAGAAAAATATGAATTAAGTCAGGACAATTACATGACTGATATTTTACGTCATACATATTCATCAGTTAGGGGTGAGACACTTATTACACTTATTGAGTCCATAATCAATTTAATATTCAGTCACCAACACAATTTAGTTGGGCCTCCGGTACCAAGTGACCCGAATTATATTAAATTAATGAAGTTAATGGAAACAATGAAACAGGATATTTTAAATAATTCAATTAGAATCAACTAATTTGATATTTATTAATAAAAAAAGATGTCATATTTCCGTTCATATTTTGAAAAGAACAATACGATAATCAAGAATTCTCAGGTAAACACGGCTAAAAACCCAACTACCGAGATTTTCTATGGTTCAGGATTTTCTAAATTCATATTTAAAGTTGACCTTGCAGATTTACAAGGTAGAATAAATAATGGTGATTTGGTTATTGACCAAAATACAAGACACCATCTTAAAATGACCAATACCATATTTGGTGATGAAGGGTTAAAAGGTCAGAATAGAACCACGGGTAGAAATCGTGCAACTTCATTCAATCTAATAGTTTTTAAAATAAGTGAGTTTTGGGATGAGGGTTTAGGTTTTGATTACCAAGATAGTGAGTATGATTTTACTGCAGGTAACAATACATTTGACGAAAGACCATCTAACTGGTTTAATAAAACAACATTAAATCAATGGTCAACCCAAGGTGTTTATAGTAATAATCCTACTATTGTTACCATCGCACATTTTGACAATGGTAATGAAAATTTAGACGTTGATATCACTAATTACATAAATGGTATAATCTTATCGGGAGATACCAACCACGGATTAGGAATTGCGTTTGAGGTAATATATCAGGATATCACACCTGAGATAGACCAATCTGTGGCATTTTTTACAAAATACACACAAACGTTCTTTGAACCATTTGTTGAATCTGTGTTTCAAGATAGAATAGAAGATAATCGACATAATTTTATTGAAAAACAAATACAGAATTTATACTTACATGTCACAAAAGGAACCAATTATTATGATTTAGATTCATTACCGACAGTTGATATTACCGATTCAAATAACAATTTGGTGGTACCATTAAATAACCTACAAACGACTAAAATAAGAAAGGGAGTATACAAGGTTACATTTGGTTTAGAAGGTGTCTTATGTGACGGAAAAAGGTTCTATATTGATAAATGGAAAGGGTTATCCCTTAATGGAGTATCAATAAGTGATGTTAAACAAAAATTCATACCGAAACCATATACCGCGGGATTCACAATTGGTGAAAATCAAACAGAATTACAAAGATACGCCATTCAATTTTTTGGTTTAAAACAAAATGAGAAAATATTAAGAGGTGAAAAAAGAAAAGTGGTTGTCACATTTAGGTCAATAAACGAACCAAAATCAGTATTATTTGATGAAGTGTTCTATAGAATTTTCATTAAAGAAGGAAGAACTGATGTTGTCATTTACGATTGGACACAACTTGACGTTACAAATGAAAATTCATTTGTATTTGATACCTCATTTATGATACCGAGAGAATATATGATTGAAATAAAAGGAAAGACCCATACTGAGGAGATATTCTATAACGAAACAATAAAATTTGAGATAGTATCAGAAAAATAAAACTATTTATTACTATGAATATAACTGAATTAATTAAGAAACATTTAAATAAGGTGGTAAAGGAACAAGAATCACACATATCTGAAGACGGAACTTATATGGTTTTAACCAACTTAGTTCAAATGAAAAATGATATCGAAAAGATATTATCTTATAAACATCAATCCGATTTTCCAAAATTAGTTACAGGTGAACACGCATGGGCGGGTGACCATATAACAACATCAAAGGATGATATTGAAGAAGTGGCGAATTTTATTGAGGGTTATTTTGAACAAAAGAATTTATCCGAAGCAGAAAAAAAAAGTAATAAGCTTTGTTCAAGAGGTGTTTCTGCGGCAAAATCTAAATTTAAAGTTTACCCATCCGCATATGCCAATGGTTATGCTGTACAAGTTTGTAAGGGTAAAATAAAAGGATTAGATGGTAAAAGACACTGCTCAGGTTCGTATTGCGGTGGTAAAAAATAAATTATGAAAATACACATAAACGAAGAAGACCTACAATACATTAAACTATCCATCAATAATGGTGAGGTACTACAAGAAGATTTGGGTAGATGGTTTAAAGAAAAATGGGTAGATGTTAGTAGAAAAATAGATGGTAAACATCCACCATGTGGACGTAGTGATGCGAATGGTGAAAAAGGAAGAAAGGGGTACCCAAAATGTAGACCAT